ACGTATTGGTTCGCAAGTAACTTCTGGACATCAATTAAAATCAGCAAGAAGATCTTTAAATATTCTTTTTCAAGAATGGGGAAATAGAGGTATTCACTTTTGGGAAATAGGTGAAACAAATATGGATTTGGTTGAAGGTCAATCAGACTATGATTTCTTTAGATCTGCGGCTGATGGCACAAGTGCAACAACAGTAACTAATGCCAGTGTATCCGAAACCGTTATTGGTATGAGTGATATACTAGAAGCAAAATTAAGAACCGGAATTAATACAGTATCTCAATCAGACTCAAGTTTAACTAAAGTAGATAGATCAACATACGGTGGTTATGCAAACAAGAGATCTAAAAGTACACCATCAGCTGTTTTTGTTGAAAGATTTATAGATAGAGTTAGAGTACATGTTTATCCAACACCAGATTCTAGTAACGCAGCAAAATTTATCCACTTTTTTTATTTAAAAAGAATACAAGATGTTGATGACACTTATACAGATGCTACAGATATACCATTTAGATTTGTACCTTGTATGGTATCTGGTTTAGCTTTTTATTTAGCACAAAAATTTAACCCACAATTAGTACAACAAATGAAATTATACTATGAAGATGAATTAGCTAGAGCTTTAGCAGAAGATGGTTCTGCGTCTAGCACTCACATAACACCGAAAGTTTATTACCCTAACATTTAATTATTATGGCAAAAACAGCAACAGGAAAATACGCAAAAGCAATTTCAGACAGATCTGGAATGGAGTTTCCATATAGACAAATGGTTACAGAATGGAATGGATCTTTTGTACATTTTTCTGAGTTTGAACCAAAACAACCACAACTAGAACCTAAAGCACATGCTAGTGATGGTATAGCTTTACCTGGTCAAATTAGATCAGATAGAACAGAGTTTGCAACTCCAATTGTTTTAATAAATAATCCTTTTGTAACTTCATCTTCTTTGACTTCTGTTGTAACAAGCACATCAAAAGATAGTAAAGGAATTGATACTAATCCTTTTCAAACAAGTGATGCTATTAGATTTACAAAAGTTAAATCTTCTTCAGGCAGTGTTGCTTCAAGTGTTTTTGAATTAGAAACTACATTAAACGAAACTTTAACTGATTCTGATACTACTATTACTTTATCAGATGCTACTAACTTTCCAACTAGTGGATTTATTGTAATTGAAAAAGTTTTAACTTCTAGCGATACATCAAACACCTTATTACAAGGAACTATTGCAGATGAAACAATACAATATACAGGTAAATCCGGTAATAATCTAACAGGCTGTACAAGAGGAACAGCAGCACCTATTGAAGGAGCTACACCAAATGTTACAACAGCAAGAGCACATAATTCAGGTGCAAAAGTTTTTGGATCGTATATAATAACAAGAACAACAAGCTCGGTTACAAATAATGGAATATCTATATCGTATAGTTTTTCTTTTAGTTTTAGCTTAGCTTCAGCGGCAACAACAGGTGGAACAGGTGGAGGCAATTTTATATTTGCAGGCCCTGTAAACCAAAGAGGATAATATGGCAGGAATAAGTTATTCAGGTTTAGTTACAAGTATTAGAAACTACACAGAAGTAGATTCTAATGTTTTAACAACTGATGTTTTAGAAAATATTATATTAAATGCTCAGTATAGAATTATGCGAGATGTCCCTATTGATGCAGATAGAAAAATAACTCAAGATAATTTAGTGGCTAATCAAGAACATGCAAACTTACCAGCAGGAGCTTTGTTTGTAAGAGCTGTACAAGTTGCTGATTCTACAGCAGATTTTAATAACCCAATTTTTTTACAAAAAAGAGATGTAACATTTTTAGATGAATTTAATGGTGCACGTGCTACAGGAAGACCTAAATACTATGCTATGAAAGGTGGAGCAACAGGAAATACAAACACAACTTCAGGAGCAATATTATTATCTCCAATACCAAATGCTACATACGTGTTTAAAGTTCATTACAACGCTATGCCAGCTACTTTAGAAGCTAGTAATACAACAAATTTCATCAGTATAAATTTTCCAAATGGTTTATTATATGCTGCTTTAGTAGAAACATATGGTTACTTAAAAGGACCGGCAGATATGTTGGCTTTATACGAACAAAAATACAAAGAAGAAGTACAAAAATTTGCTAATGAGCAAGTTGGAAGACGAAGAAGAGACGACTATACAGATGGCACGGTAAGAATACCCGTAGCTTCTGCCAATCCGTAATCGGGACATTCGTATGTTGCAAGTTAGCAAGATACGCTATATAAAAACAAAATAGGAATTTTATGGCATCGACATTTACAACACTCGGTATAGAACTAATGGCAACTGGCGAAAATGCCGGTACATGGGGAACAAAGACTAATACCAATTTAGGTATGGTTCAATCAGCGGTTGCTGGTTATGTAGAAAAATCTATCGCGGGTGGTGCACAAACCACAGCTTTAACAATCACTGACGGAGACAATACTGAATCTACATCTGTTGCTAGACAGATGGTTATTAAATTAACTGGATCAATTACAGGAAATCAAATTGTAACAGTTCCAAATTCTTTAGAAAAATTATATGTTGTTGTAAACGGTACATCTGGTTCATTCACAGTACAGTTTAAAACAGCTTCAGGATCAGGTATAACTTTTGCAACAACAGATAAAGGAACTAAATTTTTCTTTTCTGATGGTACAAATATAAATGAAATTATTTCATCTTCTGTTCCAGCAGACAATATTTCTACAGGAGACGCCGCATCTTCTTTTGCAACATCGTCTGGTGCAGTATTAATTGATTCACAAGCAAGCACAGCTACAGTAGATGGACACACAGGTGTTACAATTCAAACTACAAATTCTGGGGACATAACTTTAGACTCAGTTGCAGATATTGTTTTAGATGCTGATGGCGCAGATATATTTTTAAAAGATGCAGGCACAACTTATGGTAGTTTAACAAACTCTTCAGGAAATTTAATAATTAAATCTGGAACAACAACTGCTTTAACATTTAGTGGAGCTAACGCTACACTTGCTGGAGATTTAACAATTTCTGGTGACGATTTAACAATGGGTACTAATACATCAGGTGCAGCTTTAATTGGTGATGGTACAAATTATAATCCAGTTGTTATATCAGGAGATATTTCAATAGCTTCTTCAGGAGTAGCAGCAATAGGATCAGGAGTTATTGTTAATGCTGATGTAAATGCTTCAGCAGCAATTGCAGTTTCTAAAACAGCTTTAACAGCTGGCACAGGTATATCACTTTCGACAAACACATTAAATGTAGACGCTGCTCAAACAGGTATTACATCTTTATTAGCAACAGATATTAAAATTGGTGAAGATGATCAAACTAAAATAGATTTTGAAACAGCAGACGAAATACATTTTTATGCTGCTAACGTAGAACAAGTTTATGTTGCAGATAATATTTTTGGACCACAATCAGACAGTGATGTAGATTTAGGAACTACTGGTGTTAGATGGAAAGATGCTTTTATAGATACTATTACTACAACAGGAAATGTTACTGTTGGTGGAGATTTAACTATTACTGGCGATGATTTAACAATGGGAACTAATACATCAGGACATGCATTAGTTGCAGATGGTACAAATTTTAATCCTGTAGCAATAAGTGGTGATATTACTTTAGCTGCAAATGGTGCAGTTGCAATAGCTTCTGGTGTTATTGTTAACGCTGATGTAAATGCTTCAGCAGCAATTGTAGATACTAAATTAGCTACAATAAGCACAGCAAATAAAGTTGCTTTAACAGCTTTAGATATAGACGGTGGAACAGAAATAGGAGAAGCCATTGTAGATGCAGACATACTTATTATTGACAATGGTGCAGGTGGTACAAATAAAAAAGTTTTAGCTTCAAGATTTAAAACATATGTTGCGGGAGGTGAAGTAGCCGCAGACGATATTACAGTGGGTGACGCAGCAGTATCTATTGCAACAACAAGTGGTAATGTAGTAGTTGATTCAAACGCTGGAGCAGTATCAATAGACGGACACACAGGTGTTACAGTTGCTTCTTCAAGTTCTGGAGATATAACTTTAGATTCAGTAGCAGATATAGTTCTTGACGCTGCAGGAAATGATTTTAGTTTTAAAGCAAGCGGAACAGAAATTTTAAAAATAACTAACTCATCAAGCGATGTAATTATTAAACCTATCGTTGATGCTAAAGATATTATATTTCAACAAAGAGATGGTACAGAAGTTGCAAGAATTGAAGACAACGCAACATTTAATGTTGTAACAGGTAAATTAGCAATTAATGGTACAGCAGTTACATCTACAGCAGCAGAATTAAATTTAGTAGATGGTATTACAGCAGGAACAGTATCTGCCTCACTAGCAGTTATTGTAGACTCAGATAGTGATATTTCAGGATTTAGAAATGTAACTTTAACTGGTGAACTAGATGCAGCAACAGGAGATTTTTCTGGTGTTGTTGATATTGCAGGTCAACTTACAGTTGCTGACGGATCAGCAGGTGCTCCATCAATTTCAAATACAGGCGATGCAAACACAGGATTATTATTTAGTGCTGCAGACACACTGGCTTTTTCAGCTGGTGGTACTTCTCAATTTACAATGGCAGATGGATTAATTGCACCTGTTACAGATAATGATGTAGACTTAGGAACAAATTCTTTACAATTTAAAAACGTACACGTAAATGGTACAACATTTACTGATGCATTAGGTTTCGGTACAGTAGTAATGACATTACCAACTGCAGATGGTAATGCAGATCAAATTTTAGTTACAGATGGATCAGGTGCTTTATCTTTTGCAGATAACTCTGGTGGTACATCTTGGCAAGGAGTTAAAACAGGAAATTACACAGCGTCAGCTGGAGAAGGTATTTTTGCAAATACAACATCAGCTTCGTTTACAGTTACATTACCATCGTCACCATCAATAGGTGACGAAGTTTCAATTAAAGATTATGCGGGTACATTTGATAGTAACGCACTTACAATAGGAAGAAATTCACAACCAATAGAAGGCGTAGCTGCAGACTTAACTGTCAGTGTAGAAAGAGCTGGTTTAACATTAGCATATTCTGATTCTACACAAGGTTGGCTATTGAAAGATAAGTAATGGCTAAGTATAAAGACATTGGCGGTACACCTGTTGGTATTAGAGACGGGTCAGAGTCTTATCCATATCCATCACCTGAAGGCGAACTTTATTATAACACTAGTAATGGTGCATTTGAATTTGTAGGTTTAGGACTTGCATCATGGTCTACTGGTGGTGCTTTAAACACAGGAAGACAACAAGTTGGAGGATCAGGAGATACTCCAGCTTCTTTAGCATTTGGAGGTGTAGCGCCAGCAAGAAAAGGTGAAACTGAAACTTATAATGGTACAGCTTGGACTGAAGTGGGAGATTTAAATGGTGGTAGAAGTATGGGTGGATGTGCTGGTCAAAGTCAAACTGCAGCTTTAGGATTTGCAGGTAACCTATCAGATCCTTCACCAAAATCCGCTGTTACGGAACTTTGGGATGGTAGTAGTTGGACTGAAGTTGGAGATTTAAGTACAGCAAGAAACTCTACAAATGGAGCTGGATCATCAACATCAGCTCTTTGTGTAGCAGGATCTGCTGGAAATCCTTCTGCGGACACTGCAAATGTAGAATCTTGGGATGGTTCTTCTTGGACTGAAATAGCCAATGTAAATGTAGCTAGAAGAGTAGGAGGAACGGGTGGAGTTAGTAATTCATCTGTAATTTATTCTGGAGGTATTAATTCAGGAGTTATAAAT